CTAGGAATCGTTAGCGTTACACGAAGACGATCAACCTCCGTTCCAGTGACGTTTCGAGTTACTGAAGACCCATTGGTGACTTCAACATTGACAGGTCTTTCGACTTGAGTTGAGCCAAAGTCACCAGGAATATGGTTCTGCGATTGTGTGCCGTTGCGTGTAGCAACCGTGTAACCAGAAAAGTTATTAGAACCGTCCGCGTTTTGAACTGGAGTGTTATCTAAAAAAATGCTTTTGTTGCCATCGTCTAAGCCTTGAATTTCTCCCTCGCTGATCAAATCTAAAACGTTGGCAAACTGAATCGACTGCAGTGTGTCGTCGGCTTCAGTAGGGGTACGGCTACCGCCGCCACCGCCGCCTTTGCCGCCGCCGCCAGCACCTTGAACGTATTTAGTCTGTGTCATCCTCGTTTCTGGTCAACGTCAAGTCCGCTGGACAGCACTGCTGAACCAACAAACACTCTCCCGTAGGCTATTGGCACAGGCAATCCTTGCTGAGAGGTGTTGACCACGTTATTAAAAACGGAAGATTCCAACTTGGCAGCTTCCACCCCACGCTCTAAGCCGGTGTCAGGTTGCGGCGAAATTACTTGAGCAATCCCGGTGAGAACAAGACCTGCGCCTACAGCGGATAAGGCTGTGCCAACAGCGGCAGCTTGCAAAACACCAGCAGATGAAACACCGACAGCAGCTTGTCCAGCGCCAAACAACCCAGACGTTCCAAACAGGCCGGCTCCCGGAAACAAAAAAGACGCACCGATTAAAGCAGCACCCAGAAAAATCGCCCCACTTCCTCTGCCTGCGCCAGCAATTACAGGTGTGATGCTGAACACCTCTCGATCACTAAAAGGCATCAGCAAAGGTGCAAGATTTGTCTCAGTCACTTTTTCCTTGCTGACTGCGACGCGGTAACCAACGCCATCACGCTCGCTATCGATTAGCCACTTTTCCAAGCCGGGAAAGTTTACGCACAACGCCTTAATGGCCTGCGCTGGTGTCGTCACGTCAAACTCAAACCGGCACTGACCAAGCCGTTTACGCAAAGCGCCGTAGACCTTAACGACTTTCATGCCTTAGGCCACAGGCAGTGCTCTTGCCATAGTAGCCACCATAGAGGTCGCGACTTGAGAGCCTGCCCTGAACGTGGTGCAGCACCTGCTGATCACCCATGTAAATCGCCGCATGATTTGGCACGGGTGATACAAGATTCATCAGGATTAAGTCACCCCGCCGCACCTCTTCCACTGGGATCTTGCGGAATCCTTCTTTGCTGAAGTTGTCCAGATACAGGTTTTGACCGTGGTCCCACCACTGATCGCGCCGGTCATAGTCACGCAGCTCAATGCCGTACTCCCTTAGGTACCAATCGCGCACAAGGGTGTAGCAGTCCACAACGCCATGGACAAACTCCCGCCCCACATACGGCAATTCAAAACCAGCTGGCTCGCAGTAGCCCCATGCCTCAGTGTTTGGATTGACGATGAACCAAGGCAGCTCTGACTTTTCGCAGGCCACTCGATCAGCTGTTGATGGCTCAGGCTTCGTAATCGGATGGCTATGCACGATCGCCACCACTTCGCCTTGGTCCTCTACTTCGTTCCAACCGCTAAGCACAAAGTGCTCGTCTGGTGTTTGAGCAATGTTTTGGCACGGAAAGTACCTGCGCCGCCCTTTGACAACAGCAACCAAACCACAGCATTCGCGAGGTGCTTCAGCTTTGGCGTGCTCTAAGATCTCAGCCTTCATGGCTGCTGACAGCCGCATCATTTGGTGAGACCTGCTCCAGGGAACGATCCAAATGGCAGCTCAGCGTTATCGCCAAAACGGCACTTGCAACTAGCAACACGCTTCCCGCACACGTCCTCAGCATCAGTGGTCACACCTTCGTTGTTCACATCAAAGCGCCTGAAGTTAGTGCCGTCGATTGTTTTACCTGGGCCGGTAGATGGGTTGTAACCACACTCCGTTGACTTGTAGATCCACTGGCAAACATTGGCGATGACCTGACGCTTAGGCAGCTTTTGACCCGCCAAATCAAACTTGCTGGCTAGCTCAAACGTCACTGTGTCGCGTGACTCGCTGGCTTTCCGATCAATAAACCAACGCTCTTGAGGGAATTGAGCGTGAGGATCAGGCACGCCGCTGGGGTTGCCAACAGTCTCAGGATTTAATGAGTCTCCGCTCTGTGTGGTCAACATGTCGCCACCTTGAGTAACGGCAATGTTTTCAAAACGAAAGTTGATGTCGTCAAGGTATTTCTTAAGTGTGCGGATGCGTCGAACCTCCGCTCCACCAAGGTCATTGCCTGCTGTTGTTTCATTAACCAGCGCAAGCAGCACCGTCATAGTGCTGTCCATATTGCTGACTGTCAGCGTTGGACGTGGCAACGTTCCAGTGCTGGTGTACTCAAACCCTTCTGCCTTGATTGGAAGTCGCGTGTACTCCGCTCCATTAAAAACAACGTTGACGTCTTGATTGCGGTCGTTTCGGCTCATGCCAGCATGAAACCGATACACGTCTGAACTGCCGTGCAGACTGCTGTCCAAACGCAGTTCAAACAACTCGATAACTGCGCTAGGCGCAAGCTTCAGCAGCTCGTCGTAAACAGCCGAAATCGCTGCCCAAACAACGGTGTTGTCCTTAACCGCACCAGCAGCAACACATTTGCCGTCAAACAGAAAAAGACAGTTGGCGGCTACCTCGGCATCTACTGCTACGTCTACTGATGAGTCATATCGAAGAAGCTCCGTAGGCCAAGTAGGCTCCGACGTGCCAGACGTTCCTGCTTGAATACATCGAAACCACAAGCCAGTTCCATACGAAACCGTTGGGCGACGAACGTCACCAACAGAAAACGCGGTGCTAGCGGTCCAAACTGCTGTCGCCATTACGGTTCAAATACTTCGCGGAACGTTGTTTGGATTGTGGCGCGATTCAGGTAGGGAATCGACTTGCTCCACGACTCACAGACAAATTTCGAGCTTGAAGCCTCTCCTGGTGGTGTGAAGTCGAATGGTGCGTTGTCGTCCGCACGAGCATCCAAAAACGTTTCGATCGTGTCGGCGTCAGCTTCTGACACCTCAAACGTCAAGTTGTACAGCTTTGGGTTTTGGTTCAAACCAAAAGTCAATCGAGCCTCGTAGCCATCAGAAAACTGCACCTTGCGAACACTTGGCCCGCTGCGTTTTTGCAGCCCGTAGGTTGGGGTGATTGACGGGAAGGTAGCCATCAGCTTGCAAGGAGACCGCCGGGACGTTTTTGCTTGATAAGTTCGGCTTGCACTGCTGCTCCGAGCATCCGCCCAAGCTGAGAGGCTTGATCGGAGTTGCCCTCAACAGACGAGCCAGAAGCATCGACGTTGACTGTCACGCTAGCTCCGCCCATTGCACTGTTTGGAACAATCGTTCCAGCGCGATCAGGGACAAACAGTTCAGGCCCACGCTCCCCAACGATTGATGGGCGGCCAACAGGAGGACGGCCGCCATTTGCGAAACCAAGCAGCCCACTGAAAAGCCCGGCCCCAGGGAAGGCAGCTTTGAGCAGTGTGTTGACGCCGAGCTGCATTATCTGTTTTGCGACGCTCTGCAGCATGTTCCCGAGAGCTTGCGTCGCGTTTTGTGCCTGCATCAACGAGTCAACAATGCCTGAGCTGATCGTTTGTCCGATGCCTCCATACAAGCGTTCCAAACGATCAGCCTCTGCCTGCTGCGCCTTCAAAGCAGCCGTTGCAGCGTCAGCTCGATCTTTGTCAGCCTTGGCGGCTTGGCGGGTTTTTGTCTCTTGGTGAAATATCTCCCCGGTCAGTTTGATCGCCTCATCGACGAGGTGTGCGTTCTCCTCCGTTCTGATCCGCGTTAGCGCAGCAATGTCGTTTAACAACTGCTGTTGACGCTTGCCCTCCTCTGTTTCTTGCCTGCTGATTTTTGCCCTATCTCGCAGGCCTTGAACCTGCCCTTTAATTCCTGCAAGGGGATCAACTATTGACGGCTTAGGCTTTTTCTTCTCCTCTTCCTCTTTGCGTTTTCGCTCTGCCTCCTCGCGAGCTAGGCGCTGAGACACCGTCTCTGGCGGATCAATCGGAACCATGTTTGCGTCGTATTTGATGCCAGCGATGGTGAACGTTTGTGAGAGAACGTCCTTTCGAGCCCTAAGCCTGTCGAGCTGATCAACCGCTTCGCTGATGCGATCTCGCAATCCTGCGGCATCAGATGCCTGTCCCTTGTAGTAACCAGCGCCCTCGATAGCCGCCAGCGTTTTCTCCATCTTCTTCAGGTTGCCATCCGTTGTCTCGATCGCAGTCTCAAGCTCATCAACCGTTCCGGTTTTGATTAGGTCCGAGAACTCTTTGAACTTCCGTCGGGCGTCCTCAAGCGCCAAAGTCACGCCGAGAATCGGTCCTGCAAGAAGTGCAAATTTGCCGAACGCGAGGAAACCAGCTTTGATTTTTGCGCTGGTCAGACTGATGCCCAAAAGGTTTGCGGCAGCCGCTGCAGCAGCTAGTGCGCCGCCAACCCCTACCGCAGCATTGAGCAATGCTTGCAGCTCAGGCGGCAGTTTTTGAACAATGTCCAGCAATCCGCCTAATACGCTGACTGCACCCTCGGCTGCTGGCAACAGTGTCTGTCCAATAGACACTTGCAGCTCGTCAACGCGATTTTTGAACTCTTTGAACTTGGCAGCAGGCGACTCAGCAAGCAGCTCCTGAATCTTGTCCTTGTTCAACTCAAAGCCTTTCGCCAAAGAGTTGATCAGGATGTCGGACGTGATTTTGCCCTCGCTTCCCAGCTTTTTAAGCTCTCCAACAGTGACGCCCATCTCCTGGGAGACGAGGGTCAAGATGCCCGGGATTTGCTCAGAGATCGAGCGGAACTCATCGCCCTGAAGTCGACCAGATCCGAGGGCTTGGCTCAGCTGCAGGAACGCAGAGGATGCAGCCTGAGCAGACGTGCCGCTAGCAAGCGCGACAGCATTAAAGCCTTGGTAGACCGTTTGGATCTCGGACAGCGATTTACCAAGCGGCCGCAAACGAGCAAAGATGTTGGCGAAATTGCTAGACGATTCGCCTAGGGACTGGTTGAACGTGGTGGCGTTCTTTCTGACTAGCTTCTGAACCTGATCGAACTCTCCGTATTGACGGGACAACAGCTCAAGGCGGAGCTGCGTTTGTTCGAACGAGGCGGCCTGCTCAATAAACCCTTTGGTTGCTGCTCCTGCCCCGAGGCCAACAACTAATCCTTTCACTCCATTGAGCTTTTTAACTAGCCCGTCTGCTCCCCTGCGGGCTCGGTTGAAAGCGTTTCCTAGCGTGTCGCCCATCTGCTTCGCCTTTTGCTGCAGGCGAACAGCTTGGTTCTGAACCCTGATGACAGCCTGCTCGAGGCGAGTGCTATCACGGCTAATCTTTTTGAGCTTGCCGCTGAGCTGATCCTCGAGCTTTAGAACTAGCTGGACGGATTCCATCAGCCCTTGGTCAACTAGCCAATACTACCGACGCATCTGTTTAGCGCGCTGCACTGCTTGCTCCTCAAACTCAGCCTTGAGTTCAAAGTAAGCCGCGAAGTGAATCAGCTCAGCATCAGTCAATTCTGTGCGGAGTCGGCTGACTGTCATGCCCAAAGTGCAGGCCAAGTGAAACTCAAAAAAGGTCCACTTGTCCTGCCTCAGTCGTTTTTTGTTTCTTCCATGTCAGCGGTGTCGCTGAGGCCAAACAGGAACAGCTCTAGCTCGTTGAGGACAGACTCAGGCAGCTTCCGTTGCAGCTTTGCTGCATCAGCAGGGGCAAACGGCTTTGTTCCGTCCTCCAGCTCTGCAAGAAGACAAAGCATGTTGGTGCTGAGGTCGAGCGCCTCGTCTGTGCCTGCTAGCTGCTGCGCTTTTTTGCGATCAGCGCGCGTGATCGGTTTGAAGTAGAGGTTCCTAGTTGCACCTGATGGCAGGGTCAAAACGAATTTCCGACGCTGGTTGAGATCAAACGCCTCAACCAGTTCGTCGACGAATCGCTTGGATCCGGTCATTTAATAGATGTGCAGATAGCACAAACTATAGCTTTATCACTCAAGGTTGCCGGTAATGGTGCCGCTGGTGATGAAGTTGCAGGTGACAATATCAATCTCACCAACGGTGGAAGTGATTTCCATGTCAGTGATGATTCCGGCAAAGCTCACAGAATCTGTACCAGAACTGGTGCCAGTAGTGAACAGCTCGAAGGTTGCGTCTGCAGGATCCGCAGTGGTCAGAACATCTTCGAGGAAAGCAGCTTGGCCGGTAGCGTCAGGGTCATAAACCAGCTCAACAGTGCCAGAGCCGCTGATCATGCTGCCAACGAAGCTGCGGAAGGTGTCACCATGCTTGGAGACATCCAAAGTTTCCTTGGTGGTTGAAAGGCTCCAGCTGCGTGTGCCAACGATGGTGGCATTGCTTGAGCCAGCGGCGTCAAATTGGACTGCGCCTTGTTCTCCGCGAAGGACGGCCATGGTCAGAGTTCCTCGATAAATTCAAAGGTCACACGGACCTGTGTTTGAAAATAGCCCTCGGGAGCTGGTGAAGCCAGTGCCTCTGGACCGGATGGAGCGTCGAAGTAAACCCCCGACACGATGACCCTATTGTAAAGGTCGCGAATGCGTTTGCCGATGGTGTAGTTAGCACCGGGGCCAACGCCTTTGGCGGTGAAAATGTTCATCACCAATAACCCAAGGATGCGGTTCTGAGAGTTAGTTGTCAGTCCCTGGCTCAAATACTCGTTGGCTCCGAACGCTGTTTGGCATTGAACCCATGATGAGTTGGGTGTTGGCTCGTACGCCATGTTGTGAAAAACAACAGGGATCGCAGGGCTGTTGGCTAGCTCCGTAGCAAGGCGTGCCTCGATCGTTGCCCGGACGGAGTTGAGATCTGCTGCGGCCATCAGCGCCTCCGGTTCTCAATCCTGATCAGTTTAGGAATGTCCTTCCTGGCTACCTCTTTGAGTATCAGATCCGGGTATCCCTTCACGACTGCTTTAGTGCCTGTTGTCTTTTCGCTGTTGCCGGGCTTGTACTCGTTGTTCCAGTTGGGCGGCATGTTCTCCCCATACATCACAGCGGGCGCGTATTTGACGATGGTGAAAACCCTCGCCTCTCCTGGGGTGTCTGTGTTCAGCTGCCAGCTGTTGATCAGGTTGTGACTGACGACTGGTGTTCCAATCGGCGGCTCTGCTGTTTTCAGCCTGCCGTGCAGGCTAATCCCTGCCTTTTTGATGACTCGCTCGGCTACCTCTTGAATCATGGAGTCAATTTTGATCAGCCGAGTAGAACCCCTAGCCATCACGCCCTCAAGATCAGTTCGTAGTGGGTCGCATCGCCGGCTGTTTCTTGGAACGTCGTTTCGACCCGGATGATCTGATAGACGATGCTGCTGATGACGACCCGATCTTTTGTTTCTGGCGCCGTTGTCAGCTCTTTT